TTTATCAAAATTGAATAATTTACTACGGATTTGACCCTTCACTGTCCTTTAGATAGTGAAGGGTTTTTCTTTTTTCCTATGAATGGAGGAATTTTATGAAAGATTTACAAAAAGAAAGAATTATACAACTACGAATATCCGGAGTTAGTTATTCTAAAATTGCTGACGCTCTTGGCATATCTATAAACACAGTTAAATCATTTTGTAGAAGGAATAATCTTGGTAATAACAAAGTCATAACAAAAAATGATTCTAATATTAATCAAGTATTCTGCAAAGAGTGTGGCAAAGAATTAAACCAAGTATCAGGTAAGAAACCTCTAAAGTTTTGTAGCAACCAATGTCGGGTTAAATGGTGGAATGCTCATCCGGAAATGGTGAATAAAAAAGCTATCTACTCATACCGTTGTCCTTATTGCGGTAAGAATTTCACAGCCTATGGCAACTCCAAAAGAAAGTATTGTTCCCACTCCTGCTATATAGCACATCGCTTTGGAGGTGAATGTCTTGAATGAAGAATTGTTTAATTCTGAAAAATTATATCAAGTAACGATGACAATAGCAAAGTCAATGTTATCAAAAGGCATGATAACCACCGAGGAATATGCTGTAATTGATACAAAAATGTTAGAAAAATATCGTCCAATACTTGGTACATTATTATCTACACTTCCTTGACTTTATAGGCTTTTAGAGTGATATATGGTATCAGAAAGGAAGTGATAATATGCGAAAAATCAGCAAATTAGAAGTCAAACTACCACAACTGCCAGAGCGGAAAAAGGTATCTGCTTATGCGAGAGTTTCGGAAGAAAAAGGTCGTACTCTTCATTCTCTATCAGCACAAATTAGTTTTTACAGCTCTTTCATTCAAAGTCACAGCGAGTGGCAATACGCAGGCGTTTATGCAGACGAAGGTATTTCAGGAACAACAGATGATAGAGCGGAGTTTAGAAGAATGCTTGAAGATTGTGAGAATGGCAAAATAGACATCATCCTTACAAAATCAATCTCACGTTTTGCCCGCAATACAGTTGATTTACTTGAAACAGTTAGGCATCTTAAAGAACTTGATATTGAGGTACGCTTTGAAAAGGAAAATATCAATTCATTAAGCGAAGATGGTGAACTCATGCTGACACTGCTTGCATCATTTGCTCAGGAAGAAAGCCGCTCTACCAGTGAGAATGTTAAATGGGCAATTCGCAAGGGGTTTGAGCAAGGTAAAACAAACTCTTTCTGCATTTACGGCTACCGTTGGAATGGTGAACAGTTCAACATCGTTCCAGAGGAAGCTGAAGTTGTAAGACTCATATATGATAATTTCCTAAAGGGCTTATCTGCAGAGCAAACTGAAAAACAACTTGATGAAATGGGCATCAAATCCTACACCGGCGGTCATTTCTCAAACACATCTATTAGAGCCATCTTGCGGCAGGAACGTTATACAGGGAATATACTTCTACAAAAAACTTATGTTGAAAACCATATAAGCCATAAGACCAAAATCAACAATGGCGAATTGCCTAAGTACTATGCAGAAAATACTCACCCCGCCATTATCGACCAAGAAACTTTTGATAAAGTGCAAGCTGAGATTGCAAGGCGCAGAGAATTAGGTGTTTTTGCAAACTGGTCTATTAACACAACCTGCTTTACCAGCAAGGTGAAATGCTGCAACTGCGGTGCAAGTTACAGGCGCAGCGGCAAACGTCAACGGAAGGATTCAAGCGACGTCTACCATATTTGGACTTGCCGAACCAAAGATTCGAAAGGCGTTTCTGAATGCCATGCAAAAGATGTCCCAGAGAAAATGCTTCAAAAGTATAGTGCCAAAGTTCTTGGCTTAGAAGAATTTGATGAAGATGTATTCTTGAATGAAATTGAAAAAATCGTAGTAAACGGCAAGGATGAGCTTATTTTCCATTTTTATGATGGAGAAATAGCTGCTCAGAAATGGAAGTCCACTGCAAGAACTGATTGCTGGTCAGAAGAACGTCGTAAGGCGTGGGGTAAATATCAAAAAGGTAATAAACATGCTATAGGAAGTAAAGGTAGGTGGTTAAAAGATGACAAGAACAGCAACAGTTAGAAATGTTACTACTATTCCAGCCTCTCTTTCTCGCTTTACATCAACTCCAATATCTGAGCAAAGAAAACGGCGCACAGCTGGATATGCAAGAGTTTCTACTGACAGCGAGGAACAATTAACAAGCTATGAAGCACAGGTAGATTATTACACCAACTATATAAAAAGTCGTGATGATTGGGAATTTGTAAGAGTCTACACTGATGAAGGCATATCCGGCACTAACACTAAAAAACGTGAAGGTTTCAAAAACATGATTAAGGACGCTCTTGATGGAAATATTGACCTTATAATTACTAAATCGGTTAGCAGATTTGCACGTAATACGGTAGACAGTCTTACCACTGTAAGGCAACTTAAAGAAAAAGGTATAGAGATTTATTTTGAAAAAGAAAACATATGGACACTTGACTCCAAAGGTGAACTGCTTATTACAATAATGTCATCCTTGGCTCAAGAAGAAAGCCGCAGCATTTCAGAAAACGTAACATGGGGTCAAAGAAAGAGATTTGCAGATGGTAAGGTTTGTGTTCCATTTAAACACTTCCTCGGTTATGACCGTGGAGAAGATGGAAACCTTGTGCTAAACGAAAAAGAAGCAGTAATCGTAAGAAGGGTTTATAGTATGTTCCTTCAAGGGATGACTCCATACGGTATTGCAAGCCAGCTAACAGCAGACAGGATAATGTCCCCTGCCAAAAAAGAAAAATGGAATGCTGGGACTGTTAAACGTATGCTAAGTAACGAAAAATATAAAGGTGATGCCCTTTTACAAAAAAGCTATACGGTTGATTTTCTTACTAAGAAAAAGAAAGATAATGAAGGCGAAATTCCTCAATATTATGTTGAGAATAACCACGAAGCCATTATAGAGCCTGCTGTCTTTGACATGGTTCAACGAGAACTGGAAAGGCGCCATCCTGGACGTAATCGACACAGTGGGGTTCATATATTTTCCGGAAAAATAAAATGTGGTGAATGTGGAAGCTGGTACGGTTCTAAAGTATGGCACTCCAACAGTAAATATCGCCGCATGGTTTGGCAATGCAATCATAAATTTAATAAAGACGAAAAATGCAAAACACCTCATCTCGATGAAGAAACAATCAAGACTTTCTTCATATCAGCAGTCAATAAGCTGTTTACCGATAAGGAAGAGAGTTTCCAAAACTTTGAACTTTTAAAGGCTACAGTCTTTGATACTGCTGGCTTGGAAAAGGTGCAAGCAGAACTGCAAAATGAGCTTGAGGTTGTTGCTGAGATGATTCAGAAAGATATTTCTGATAACGCACACTTTGCACTTGACCAAGAGGAATATCAAAAACGATACAATGGACTGGTTGACCGCTTTGACCTTGCTAAAGCTCGGCATACTGCAGTTACTGAAGAAATAGCTTATAAGCAGACAAGGCTCGGTACAATGAATGATTTCCTTAACTCTCTCAGCAAGCAAGAAGAACTGATTACTGAATTTGATGTAGAGCTGTGGTGCAGCCTTGTAGATTATGGCACTGTTTATGATAAAGACGATGTACGGTTCACTTTTAAAGATGGCACGGAAATAAAAATTTAATCTAATAGCAAAAAATCGGAGGCTTATTTTATAGGCATCCGGTTTTTTGTTTGCTTATGTAACATTTTATAAGGCATCCTCTAACTCTTCTTCCGAATATCCGAAAGTGTAATCTTCATCTTTTCCGTTTGAAGCCCAAATTTGTGCGGCATCATAAACGCTAAGGGATTCACTCTCGTCATAATCGTCGTCTTTTAAACCATAAAAATTCGGGCAGTTCATATTTTCGCAACACATATCACTAAAAACATACTTTTTCCTTAACGGCTCTCCACATTGTGGACAAGGTGGTGTTTCGCCAGTGAAGGTGTTTTCTTCTTCCCAGCTCTTCCTATTAAAAATATCAAATAATCCCATACTAATTTCCCTCCTCTTCATTAATTTCAGTAGCCTTATCTGTCTCGACATCGGAATCTTGTGTTGTATTTTCTATAGCTGCTTGGGCAGCATCATAATCTTCAATACCTTTTATAAGTTCTTTTTTAGCTGATTCAACTTCAGCGCTTGAAATGTCTTTATGAGAGAAGTATTCGATTATTTCTTGAACAACTACTGTAGTTACTACACCTCCGGCAAATGCAACTCCAACCCATGGAAGAACTTTTCTCTCGCCAGACTTAACCAGAAGTTCGATAAGTTTTTCAGGACCACCGTTAGCCTTTGCTAATTTTGATAATTCTGCATAACTCCACGCCATATTTTTTACTCCTTTCAGAAATTTACTTTTTGATTATTGATAGACATTAATATCTATATCTGATATAATTATTGTAGACATTAATGTCCGCATTGTCAATAGTCTAGGCTGCGGCGTTTTTGTATTAAATGTCCGCAAATATGGAGGGAACAAAAATGGCAAATAAAACGACACGGAAAATTTCAGTTAATAAAGAGCATTTTATGGAAGTTTTAAAACTTAAAAATTGTAGTATCCGTAAACTTGGTGAAGCTTATGATGAAATCGAACGCACAGAAAAAACGATCCGTCGTTGTTTGGAAAGTGGCGAAATGCCACCGGATTTGTTGAATAGAATTGCAAAATTTCTTGACGTTCATCCTGACTATTTGTCTGGATCATATAATGAAAAAGCTGATAAAATAGAGGATGATTATTTTCGTTCGCTTTTCAGCTCGTTCATAAAGCCAGAAAAGTACCCCTATCTACTGAAAGCAAAAAGCGAAATTGGTTATAATGCATATTTTGAAAACATACTTACTATGAATGATATCAGCATGGAAATGTTTCAAACACTCCCGCCGAAGGAACGTGTGATGTTCCGACAAAAGTTAGTAGTTGCGATTTTGCGTGTCATTTCCGAATATTTCACTCATGATGCTTTAGGGAATGACTTATCTGAAATACTTTTATATTGTAAATCAATGATCGGGGATTACGACCCATTCTCATATTTTTCAAACTTGGAAGGCATCGGATTATCAGAGAATGAACTTAGCGATTTTATAGATGATGATTCTATTACTGATTCAGAGCGACAGCTTCATGAAAAATATAAATGGATAAAGCAAGAGTAAAGCTAACAAGCAAGCAAGAATTCCATGGATACCGTATCAAACGCTCTCTTGAGATTTCTTTTTATTTCTAAACTATAAACTCAAATATACCAGATAATTCTCCATTAGAATGCTGAGATTTTATAGAATAAGAAAAAGCTCACTTTTTCAGCTTTTAGTTTTAACAGGATAGATGCAACAAGCCACTTTTTCTCCTTAGACACAAATCTTTAATATTAATTAAAAATGTGTAATTTATGAATGTAAAATATATTTAGTCACGAATAAACGGATCCATACGACCTCCAAAGGAAAAAACCCTCCACTCATCTAAATTTTGATCCTTTAACAGTGTAATAACATATACATCCGAGATGATTTGAGGGGAATCAATAACAAATGCTTTTTCTACTAGTGGATATACGTGAATGTATGCTATATCATGCTGTTTATTATACCGAATTACAGAACTTATACCCGGTGATGGAATAGATTTATAAAACTCGATGGCCTCAGAAAAATCACCCCAATCATTGATATTCGATTCAAACACAAGCAAAGTCATTTCATCATAAGAAAATGGTTCCTTCAGTAACAATTGTGTGAATGAATAAGCAGTTGCCCACAACTGCCACTCCTCTAACGTATATTGTTTAAACATGGTAGTGAAGACAGCGCCAGGACTATAGTCTTCCATGTCAGAGCCAATCAAGTTGCTCCAATAAGGTGAGCCCGTAATATTTTGAATGTTTGACTTCTTTGACTCCTCCGATAATTCTATATGAATTACTGGGGCGTGAAGGTGATGCGTTTTTTCAACGCAAAGTATACCATTTTTCTCTAAAAAATCTGAAAGTTCAATGACTAAGCATTCAATTTCTTTTACAAATGTCACAACACAATATAACCTAAGTAGCTCATTGTCTTCTGCAATACGATAAATCTTGTCTTGATCTGCGTGTAAATGAAGACCATACATTGTATCATCTATTGTTTCATCTAATGTTCGTTCTGAACCGTCGGCTAAAGCATGATTAAGTGACTGATCGCAAGATTGATGAAAGCGTGTCTGAAACTGGGTTAAATAATCTGATTGTTCAGGAAATCGGCGAATAGCTTCGGTAGAAATATCGGATAAATACAAATTGCCCCTTCCACTTCTCGTATATTTACGAAGAAGCATAAGTCGTGTATGCGCAGCAACATATGTAGAATCTGAAAAATTGCCTGATTCTAAAATAGAAAAATTTATTGGTAATTGTTGTATAAAACGCTTATATTCTTTAACTGTGGTTTGAAACAGCTCTAATTTCACTATTATTCCTCCATAAAAAAAATAATGTTTGATAGTTTTATTCATCTTCCTCATAATCTGCTAATTCTTCAGGATTTTCAATGTTTAATTCTGCTCCATTTCGAATTAATCCAAGAACCTCTGAAAACTCACAATCATAATTATAATCTTCCCAACCATTTAATCCGATACTGTACATCCAATCTGTATAACTGTCGCTGCCAACATACTCATCATAAACGCTACCCCCAGATGTAACTTCAATTATCTCTGATTCAAAATGAAAATCAAAATACTTAAGTTCATCAGTATTACTGCGTAAAGAAAAGCCAAAATCAAACTCATTATCTGGCTCAATTCCGTTAGCAAAGTCTTTAAGATAATTTTGAATTGCTGCGAAAAATTCAGTATAGATTTTTGATTCATGCTCTTTT